GTTGTCACAGGTGACCTCAAACAACATGACAGAAAGTATGAAGAAAATGGTCTCAAGGATATATGCGAACGTATCTCGGGTAAAAACCATAAACGCATCGAATATATCCAGTTTGAGTTCAAAGATATTGAGAGAAGTCCCCTCGTTCGGGACATCCTAGAAATTTACGGAGACTCGTAGGCATCATCGCCGTACAAATCCTTAATAATCTCTATGACATCTTGAGCATCCTTATGAGCCGACTGGGTGGAACGCAACATCCACTTCGCATGCCTCTTAATCTTTTGTTCAGCTTCCTTGTGTTTCTTCAATTCTAATTTCAATTTTTCAATTTCAGTATCCCTGTGGTTTTCCACTTCAGCCTTCAGCTTCTCAGCCTTCACATGAGAAGCCGCTTTCACAATGATAGGACGCCTGGGTGTTTCAGGTGAATACTGACGCCAGTGCCTTTCAGCTGTGTTATAAATACACAATGGTCTAGCAGCCAACATGTATTTATAATGGGGTTTACAACTTTATATATATTTAAGCGGCTACAACCTTCTTTTTGGCGGGAGCCTTCTTAGTGGTAGTGGTGGTCGTCTTGGCAGGGGCCTTAGCGGGAGCAGCTTCAGTGGCAGTGCACTTGCACTTACACTCACCAGCGAGACCTCTACCACCCTGGGGACCTGGGACTCCCTGGGGACCTGGGGGGCCTGGAGGTCCTTGAGCACCGTTTGCACTGGCGCCCATGTTGTCGATGATCTTCAAGAGGAGGTCGTACAGACGGTCCTTATCAAGGCGAGTGCGCTTAATTTCCTGTTCAACTTCTATGCGAAGAGATTCCATTGTACTATATATAAAAGAAAGATTATCTTTAAACATAATGATCGTGATTGGTCCTGCTCTGAACACTGGCATTGGACAATTATGTAAAAAATATACCCATATTTTTGGAAATGAATCAGTATATTACGTGTTTGGTAAGGAACTTCCTGAATGCGACAATGGCCTCATCTTCATGCTCCCAATTCCTGCACATCTGGAGTACCTCAAACATGCGAAGAGGCGTATAAAAAATCTCGCCTGTATGACAATTTGTGAGACGGAGACTGTCCACGAGGATTATGGTCTCATCATGAAAGAGTTCAAGAGGGTGGCTGTCTCAAGTGAATTTTGTAAAAAGGTATTCTCTCGGCAATTTCCTGAGAACGAGTTCTACGTGATACATGCTCATATCCCTGAACCTCAAGAGAAACCATATACATTCTATCACATCGGTAACATCATGGACCCTCGTAAAAAGTTTCAAGACGTACTTCAAGCATTTGTTCGTCTAAATGAACCGAACACCCGTCTCGTCGTGAAGGCCACCTGCAATAAAGATGTTCGTATACAACTCCCAAGGGTCAAAGTTATTAACGGTCTCCTATCAGACGAAGAGATGGATGATATTCACAACCAATCTGACTGCTACGTGAGTTTCTCTCATTCGGAAGGTATAGGTATGGGTGCCGTCGAGGCAGCACTTCGTGATAAACCAGTCATCATCACAGAATATGGTGCCCCATGTGAATATATCAAGACACCTTACACTATCGATTGTGGACTTCAAGAGTTGGAGAGAGATGATTTCCTCTTCAAAAAGGGTATGGTTTGGGGTAAACCAAACTTTGACCAACTCTTGGAGTACATGAGGCATGCATATGACAATCGTGTTCGATACATGGATCATGAACACACAAAGAAATTAGTGGGGCGAGAGAATGTTTTAAAAGAGTTCGTCTTGAATGTAATTGGTAGCGAGAACGATAATACCAATGAGGATGGTACCACTCATCATTGATCCTTTTTGTGAAATGATAGTCATCACAAGGTCATCAATGACTTGAATACCAGAGGGTTTTTTTATTATACGAGGAACGATGGTGAGTATAGTGAGGTAAAGTGCCATCGCTATTATTACAGGTCTAAGACTCTCCTGGTCTAGCATCATCTTTCTATTAGTCGTCGATTTTAATTTTGCTCACATCAACCTTAGCCCCCAACTGTGCATACTTTACACTATGCTTTTTGCAATAGTCTCCACAGACAGCCTTGAATGCACAGGCCTTCCCAGTCATCGTCGTAGCACAACATGTTTTCTTCACCTTTCGTTGTTCATTCACAACTTCAGGAGGTTTCTCGATCACGATGATCTGACGGTCATCCTTCTTTTTCTCGTGTTCAAGATACTTCTTCTTCATGATCCAAGTCGCATTTGCAAGTTGAACACACTTCTCATCTGGTTCGCTGATGCGGTACATCTTAGCCGCATCAGCGAGGCAGCGTTGCCACATGGTATCATGGATGACTTCCATTTTTTTTGATTTCTTGATTTTTACATTTTTACATCTCCACTTAGGCTTCTCCTCCGATTTCAGCCAGGTAAATATCAACCTGACCCGCGAAATCGGGACATGTTTCTGTAGTCTTCTTAGTAACACTATCCTGAACATTGATGACATGCTCCTTGAACTTCTTGACATCTATGCCCGTAGCATTATGGATTTGAGACTCAGTAGCAATATCCTTGAGTGCATAGAGGTACGCCGCCGCGTAGTTGGCGTGAAGAATTGCCACGACCGGGGACTTATCTTGTTGTGCTGCGGTAGCATACCTCGCAGACTGACGAACAAGCTTCTCGATAGACTTGTTCATGCCCCTCGATTTATTTTGCATCATCAAGAACAGTACAAAGATGGCGGCTATCAGGTAGAGGTACATCTCTTACTTTACCTCAAGAAAGTTTTGACAGTCTTGCATCGTCTTCACATGGTCACCTTCATCGTTTCGAACATTGACGAAGACATCATACAAGTTGTTGACACCATCATAATAGTTGGTGGCCACAACTGGTGGATGCTCCAGTGATAGACTCGCCCCATTCTGTTTGAGGAATTCGTCGTATGTGTGATAGGCATGTTCCTCAACCTGTTCGGAGAGATTGTATGCCATCCTAGGTGACACCACATACAGAAGACACGTCAGCCAGTAGTATGCGAAGGCCGTGTGCTGTGCAAAGAATCGGTCCACGAAGCGCTCATCACCACCCAAGTCCTCCATGATGAGAAGGTGGTGGTACTCGTTCATTGTCTGTGCGAAGTGTGTCTCCAAGAAGTCAGCCTTTCGCCACACACCTAGGGACTCATACAAGTGTAAAACTGAGACAAATGAAAAGTATGGAACACGGGCGACCGTCTCGAGGACATAAAACCGAGCATAGTCCCGATCCTTGTAAATCCTGTCGATAACATTCACAGCTGATTTGACGACCACCTTGTTGATACGCTTCTCGAGTTTGACGACGGGCTTAACAGAGGCGAGGGTTAGCATATATTTTGTGTGGATGTTTATTTTTAAATTCAACCTAAGTTAGAAACATTTATTGTAATACATCCATGAAAAATGAAGACCACCCTGAAAGATCTCATCGATGCGGGTATCGTTTCACCCGGTCCAAGAGCATTGGCCATGAGCTATAAAAGTGTGACTGTCCACATAGATCTTGATGAGGACGGGAGACTTATTTGGAACGGTGAAACTTACCCTAATCCTTCGAACTTTTCTCTGAAATTCAAACGGCGCATAACCCCCCAGATTCAAACCGATAACGGTTTCCAGTCAATTTCTTACAAGGGAATTCCGTTGCGCAATTATGCAAACAAAATCATTGAAAAGGTACCCACCCCCGAAGTTGATACAAACAAAATTGTTGAAAAGGCATCCACATCTGAAATTGATTGTAGTGTGGATACGATCACTAACTACTATGACGGTAGATCTGTGAGACCTTTGTGTAGAGACTCATACAACATTAACAATTCTCAGTATGGCATTCCCTGTAGCCAACACGTACCCGAGTGCATGTGTCCAACCCACCGAGCCGGGAGCTTATGGAGAAAACTCACAGGATGTGCGCGTGTCGATCGAAACAATAAGATGATGAAGAACGACAGCGAGTACATGAAACACGTTATTGGTATGACACTTGACGAATATCGCAATTATTTAGTCGGTGACTTTCAGAAAAACTTCAACGAGATTTTACCCTATGAGATGCTAGTTAAAAACTTTGAAGAACTTCGAGCCGAAAAGTTCGTAATTGATGAGATTTTTCCAAGATGTGAAGGAAAACACCTGGTGGATACACACGATATAGCTATTTTTCTGGCTAAGGTTTTCAACTATCGTAACACCCAACTCCTCCTCCATAACAATGTCGAAGCTCGAAAGCATGGTGTTGATACCAAGCAGTTTAAGATGTTAATCAATTCATCGAAGAATGGTTCAGTTTGTCCAGATGCGGAAAATGAGTTTAACCAGATTGAGCCGAGTGAGGAAGCGATTTCATACATGCTGGAATTCGTGAACAAATTTATAGAAAATCTACCTAAGTTAGAGTTTTGAGTTGTAATAAGACTAAGAAAGTATGGAAAGCGTCCAAAAACTCACCCATATCGAACACGTTCTCAAGAGACCTGACTCGTATGTCGGTCCAGTTGAATTGGGTACAGAACCCTATTGGATTCTCGATGGTGACAAGTTCTCCAAGAAGAATCTCAAGTACTCCCCAGCTCTCTTGAAAATCTTTGATGAAATCCTCGTCAACGCCATCGACCGCAATTCTCTCCACCCCAAACAGGTTAGTTCCATCTCCGTCGCCATCGATAAGGAATCAGGTTCCGTGACCATCGAGAATAATGGACCCCTCGGTGGTATTGGTGTCCGCATGCATGAGAAGGAAGGTCTCTGGAACCCCGAACTTGTCTTTGGACACCTCCTCACGAGTACTAACTATGATGACACTCAAAAGAGGATTGTCGGTGGTCGCAATGGCTACGGTGCCAAGTTGGCGAACATCTACTCTACCGAGTTTTCGATCACTATCAAGGATCATGAGACGAAGCAGACCTATACCCAGAAATGGTCGAAGAACATGACTGTCTGTGACCCACCAAAAATCAAAAAACACTCAGGTGCCACGTCATCGGTTGCCATCACTTTCACACCCGAATGGAAGAGGTTTGGGATGTCAAAGATGGACGATACCATTTATAAGATTTTCCAGAAGAGAGTCTGGGATGCGAGCATCTGTACCACTCAAAACTGTAAAGTGAAGTTCAACGGTGTCGTTCTCACCAAACAAACGTTTGAAACGTATGCCAAGATGCACGAAGGTGTCGAGGAGGTGACTTGTGTCAATGGTGATCGATGGTCAGTGTGTATCGGACCTTCCGAAAACGGTATGGAACAAGTTTCGTTTGTAAATGGACTCTGTACCAATAAGGGTGGTACTCATGTCGATCACGTCGCGAATCTTATCGCAAATGGTATCATCGATGAAATGGCCAAGAAGATCAAATTGAGACCTCAACAGGTTAAGAATACATTCAACATCTTCGTGAAGGCAACCCTTGAGAATCCAACCTTCTCCAGTCAGGTGAAGTCTGAATGTACTTCGAAGTCTCAAAGTTTTGGAAGTAAGTTTGAACCTCCCAAAAACTTTGTGAAGAATGCTCTCAAGACTGGTATCGCTGATGAACTCCTGGCACTCTCGAAGTTCAAGGAGATGAAAGAACTTGCAAAGACAGATGGTACACGTAAATCTAAGATTACTGGGATTCCCAAACTGGATGACGCGAACAAGGCTGGCACGGCACAATCCGGGAAGTGTACACTCATCGTCACGGAGGGAGATTCAGCGAAAACACTCGCTGTCGCAGGTCTCTCTGTGGTTGGTAGGGATCACTATGGTGTCTTTCCACTTCGTGGTAAATGCAAGAACGTGAGAGATGTCTCAGTGGCACAACTCACTTCGAACCAAGAGTTCAACGACCTCAAGAAGATTTTGGGACTTCAACAAGGTAAGGAGTACACAAGTGTCTCTGAGCTTCGCTACGGTCGTCTCATGATCATGACCGATGCTGATAACGACGGGTCTCACATCAAGGGTCTCATCCTTAATATGATCCATTACTTCTGGCCCAGTCTTCTCAAATTGAACTTTGTGGTTTCGATGGTGACCCCAATCATCAAAGCAACCAAGGGTTCGCAAACCAAGTCCTTCTACACAGACTCTGCTTTCCGTACCTGGTACGGTGACGGGAAACAGGGGTGGAAAATCAAGTACTACAAGGGTTTGGGTACTTCCACGAGTGCTGAGGCGCGAGAGTATTTCAAGAAGATTCAAGACCTTACTGTAAAGTTCGATATGGATACGATGACTGATGACTCTATCGTCCTCGCCTTTGATAAAAAGAAGGCTGATGATAGGAAGTCTTGGCTTCTAGAGAACACAGCGAAGGATGCTGATCAACTTGAAGTTCCGTATGGAAATGTGAAGCAATTGGACATCTCTGACTTTATACACAAAGACTTGGTGAACTTCAGTCTTGCAGATCTCAAGCGGTCTATCGCACACATGGCTGATGGTCTCAAACCCTCCCAGCGCAAAGTGATGTACGCATGCTTCAAGAAGAACCTTAAGGATGAAATGAAAGTTGCACAGCTGGCGGCATTTGTGGCTGAAAAGAGTGCTTACCATCACGGTGAAGTTTCCCTAGCGGATACGATCGTAAAGTTGGCGAATGACTACACTGGTTCGAACAACATCAACCTTCTCGAACCTTGTGGTCAGTTTGGGACGAGACTGATGGGTGGTAAAGATGCGTCTCAGACGAGGTACATCTTCACAAAGTTGACCAAGGAGGCGCGAAAAATATTTGATCCCAGGGATGACGCAATTCTCAATTACCTTGATGATGATGGTCGTCCGATCGAACCAGACTTCTACATGCCTACCCTCCCAATGGTTCTTGTGAATGGTACAGAGGGTATTGGTACAGGTTTCAGCTGCTATGTACCCCCATTTAAACCGGATGATATCAAGGAAAACATCAAGCGGATTTTGAGTGGTGATGAGATTGTCCCTATGCGGCCTTGGTTTAGGGGTTTCAAGGGAGTTGTTCACAAGGAGGAGGATACTTGGATGATGGAAGGTGTGTGGAATTGGTCTGGGAAGAATATCGTCGTGACTGAGCTACCACCAGGTCGCTGGACACAGGATTATAAGGAATACCTAGATGGTCTCGTTGAGAAGAAGTTAATTGGGGGGTTTGTCAACAACTCAACTACTGAAGATGTTCATTTCGAAATCGTGGACTATGTAGGCAAGGATCTCCTCAAGGATCTCAAGTTGAGAAAAACCTTTCGCATCTCCAACATGCATCTCTTCCATCCTACCAAGGGTATTCACAAGTACTCGAGTCCCGAGGAAATTCTAACAGATTTTGTGGAGTTGCGCCTCGAACACTATAAGAAGCGGAAGGCACACCTCATCGATGTACTCGAGAAGCGGGCTGAGATGTGTGATCATAAATCAAAGTTTGTGTCGATGGTGATTGAAGGAAGGTTGGTTGTCTTCAAAAGGAAGAAACAGGATCTAGAGGAGGAGATGTCTACGATGTTTCCCAAAATTGATGGAAACTTGGACTATCTCCTCAATATCAAGACAGTTGAGTATACAGAGGAACGCGTCAAAGCACTCATGGATGAAGCGAAACAGGCGAAAGAAGATTTAGAAAAGATGTTGAAAACTAGTCATGTGACGATGTGGAAGATTGATATTAAAAATATGTGAGCAGTAAGTAGATATGGGTGAGGCTGCTAAAATTTCCCTCAAGGCTATTGGAATGCAGGATACACACCTGCTTTCCAAAGACCCAGAAGATTCTTTATTTAATTATAATCTAAAACAATATTCAAACTTTACAAAACTTCATAGATGTAAGACCGTGACCAAAATGGACACAGACACAAACTGGCCTTTCGGTAAAACAGTAAAGGTTGAATTTAACCCTAACCAAATGGGTGATTTGTTGAGTGACATGTGGATTAAACTGAAGATGCCAAATCTAAATAACACGACGAATTATCCTGATCAACTTTCGTTACATATCATTAAAAGTATCACAATGTATGTCGACGGAATAAAATTGGAAGAACTTACAGATGACTGGAATTTTATATATAATGAGTTATACCTGAGTGATACACAGCGAGAAGCGAATCAACTAAATACAAATGCTGGTTTTAATTATACATATTTTGCAACAAAAGGAGGAGATCTAGGTTTTATTAATCGAGATTTGCTCATTCCAATTCACTTTTTTTTCTCTAGAAAATACGACCGTTCGGAAAATAGACAGTATTTTCCATTGTGTTCAATCAATAAACAAAAAATAATATTT